AGTGAATACCATTATCATCATCTCTACCAACTACAAGAGAAGTATTCTTTACAGATGTTATACCAGTCTGTGCAGCTGTTACAGCAATATCGTTAGAATTAACTGTAATACCAGTACCAGCACCTACATTTAAAGTTCTATTAGCAGCTATAGTTCCACCACCAGTCAATCCATTACCTGCTGTAATTGATACTGAGCCGTGATTAATATGCTCATTTGCAACAAAACCAGAAAGGTTGTCGTGAACAATCTCACTATCATTTGTACTAATAGAATCTGGCTCTACTGTAATACCAGTCCCTTCTCCAACATTTAAAGTTCTAGTTGCACTTAATGTACCACCACCTGTAAGACCTGTACCAGCAGTTACACCTGTATTAATACTAAAAGATAAATCGTAAGGGTCGCCGTCACTACCAGTAGAAGTGTCTGTCCAATTAATATTAATACCACCAGCTTCTACAAACTTAACTTCTTTTGCGTGAGAAATTGTAACTTCTGTACCGTCACCGTCTTCTAGTTGGAAGGTAGTTAATTGATTTGTGTTAGTATCTGTGTTAGTAACTGTTTCTGTTGCAGAAGAAATACCTGTAACGTGACCATAAGTATCAAGAGTTATATCTTGAATATATGTTCTACCAGAATTATTAACTGATGATTGTGAAGAAGTATCTTCGTGGTTAATCGTTATAGCTCCAGAAGAACCACCACCAGTAAGTGCATTACCTGCAGTTACTCCAGTAATATCTCCGTTATTTGATGTAAAACCACTATCATTGTTAAAAGCAGATAAAGGTATTTCTGATATTAGCTTTCTTCTATCTGCTCCATTGTCAAGTATAATTAACTCATCTTCAGAAGAATTAACACTCGCTGTCATATCTGTTAATTCTGACATATCTAAAGTAAGAGTTACTGAACCAGAACTTCCTCCTCCAGATAATCCTACACCTGCAGAAACATTGGTGATGTCTCCATTGTTGCTTGTAAATCCACTATCGTTATTAAATATACTTAAAGGAATTTCATTAGCTGCTTTTCTTCTGTCTGCACCTGCGTCTAATACAATAAACTCATCTGTGCCTACCATAGCTGCAGTCATATCAGTTAATTCTGATAAGTCTACTGCTAAAGAAACACTACCACTTGCACCACCACCTGACAAACCTGTACCAGCAGAAACATTAGTTATGTCTCCACTATTGTTTGTAAAAGGTAAATCTCCAATAGTTGTTTTTTTAATAGCTGTAGCAGATGCGTCATAAATAGCTATCGAATCAGCTGTGTTAGCTTCTGAAGCTACACCCAGTCCGTTTATGTCTAATTCTATATCGTTTGCATTTGCAGTAATTCCGTCACCACCAACTACATTTATTGTTCTTGATGCTGCGATTGTGCCTCCACCAGTTAATCCATTACCTGCTGTAATAGAAACTCCGCTATGGTCTATATGTTCATTGGCTACAAACCCACTTAAATTATCGTGTACAATAGCACTATCATCTGTACTAATTGCATCTGCAGCTACAGAAATACCTGTACCTGCACCAACATTTAAAGTTACTCCTCCACTAGCTCCTCCTCCTGTAAGACCAGAACCAGCTGTAACTCCAGTAATATCTCCACTTGCTTGACTACCTACATCACTTGCTGCAACTTTTTTGAGTGCACCTGCACTTGTATCATATATAATAAATTCATCATCATCAGCAGGAGATTCATTTAAAAGTGTTGTGCCGTTAATATCTAAGTTTAAAGTAACTCCACCACTAGAACCACCTCCACTTAAACCATTACCAGCAGTTACCCCAGTTATATCACCAGTATTTGTTGTGTAACCAAATGATTCAATTCTATCATTTATTGCTGCTGAAGTCATAAGAGTTGTATCATTGTCTGCAAATGATTCTCCACTCGTTGTTAAAGAACCAGCTGCAAGTTCTGATACGGTTAATCCTGATACATTTAAAGTAGCAGAAAATGCACCACTACTTGCTGAGCCACCACCTGACAATCCAGTTCCTGCCGTAACAGATACAGAAGTAATATCTCCATTGTTATTACTAAAAGGTAAATCTTCTACAAGTATTTTCTTAAGACCTACACCAGAATCGTGGAACATTATAGCATCATTTGCTCCGTCTAAACTACTAGCTAAACTTAATCCATTTATATCTACCTCTATGTCATCAGCATTTACTGTTATACCGTCTCCTGCTCCAACTGCTAAAGTTCTTGTAGAGGTAATATCTCCACCACCTGTTAGTCCATTACCTGAAGTGATACTTACTGAACTGTGATTTATGTGTTCATTAGCTACAAAGCCACTAAGATTGTCGTGAACTATCTCAGAATCATTAGTTGTAATATCATTTGCATTTACAGTAATACCTGTTCCTGCTATAACATTTAAAGTAGCATCACCTGAAGTAGCACCTCCAGTCATACCAGCTCCAGCAACTACGCTTGTAATATCACCAGTATTATTAGTAAAAGGTAAATCACTTACTGTTCCTATTTGAACAGCATTACTATTTGATGCATCAAAAAATATTAAGTGGTCACCTGTTGCTATATCATCAGATATAGTAGAAAGTGCACTATAGGCTATGTCTACTGCATTAGTGGTTACAGCTAAACTACTTGAACCTACTGCAAGTGTTGCTGTACCTGAACTTGTTATTGCAGAACCACCACCTGTTAGTCCGTCACCACCAGTAACTGTAACAGATGTTACTGTACCAGCATTAGATGTAAAACCTGAATCATTATTGAAACCAGATATATTAATGTTACCTTTTGTAAGTTTCTTTTGAGCATTAGAACTATCAACTACTGCAAAGAAATCTCCGTCTCCGTCTGATGTAGATGTTGAAAGTTCAGATAAATCTACATCTATAGTTGGTGTAGCTCCTTCTCCACTATTGTTTTGCAAATCAATTAAATTACCAGCAGTCAATGTAGCTACATAGTTACCAGTAGTGTGTGTAGTTAAATCAACACTATTGTTAGCAATACTTACAGCAATAGTAGCATCTCCAGTTCCGTCAAATACACTAGCTGTTGTACCAGTAACATCTCCTGTCAAACTAATATCTCTACCAGTTGCTAAAGCAGTAGCTGTTCCTGCATTACCTGTAGCATTACCAGTTACATTACCTTCTAAATCTGCAACAAGTGTTGCTTTTGCATATCCTGTTCCAGAAACATCAACTGTTGTTGTAGGTTCATCTTGTAAATCTTTAAATAATTTAAACTTACCACTATCGTTAGCATCTCTAAATAAACCTGCATATAAATCTTGTGAACCTGATGTATCATACAACCCATAAAAACCAATATCTACAGAATCTGCACCATTATTAGCTTTTGCTAGTTTAATTAAAGGGTCTTCTACAATAAGATTTGTAGTGTCTACTGTAGTTGTTGAACCGTTTACAGTTAAGTTTCCAGCAATAGTAACATCATTTGGTAAACCAACAGTAAATGCAGTTCCTTCTCCTGCACTACCTGTTACTTCTATTTCATTTGTAGTTCCTGCTACAGAAGCTGCATAGTTACCAACAGTCATTGAACCTAGTGTAATAAAATTATCTAATGATGTTTGACCTGTACCACCTCTAGCTACACTTAATGTACCTGTTGTTCCAGCTACTATAGGTAAGCTTGTAGCATCAGATAAATTAAATGCAGGTGTTGCATCTGATGAGCCTAGAGTTACACTTACTCCACCATAGCTTACATTATCAGAAGCAAGTTTTGCTATAGGTATTTCATCATCATCAATAACAAAATTACCAAAATCTAAATAGTGACTACCGTGTTGTCCGTCTAAAAGGTCAGCATCTAATCCACTTGTAGCTCCGTCATTAGATGTATCAAAGAAACCTAAGCCTCTTATATCTGAAGCTGTTTGGTCAGCTGTTGCTCCGTCTTCTACGTTTAAATCACTTCTTACTTCTGCTGCAGTTCTACCTTCTACAGATGTTCCGTCTATTTTAAGAAAATCATTATCTGCTACATTTGCATTGGCAACTAAAACATTACCACTTGATATACCAGATGTTAAGCCTTTTACAAAAGATAGATTTGTTACTTCACTATCCATAAGAGCACCAGCAGCTGTTACATTTGTTTCGTCAGTAACATCTGCATTACTCTCTACTGAGTCAAGTTTTGTTTCTTGAGCATCAGTCATAAGTCTTTTATTTGAAGCATCAGTAAAATTAGTAGTTGTAAATGTAGGCGTTGCTCCACTTACTACAGATTGGTCTAATGCTTTTACATCAGTAGCACTAGTTAATTCACTTTCCATTACAGCACCTGCAGCATTTACTGTGGTTGCATCTGTAACATCTGCACTTGCTGATATACCGTCTAACTTAGTATGGTCAGCATCTGTAAATACATTAGAGTCAGTAGCTGCTTCAACAGCTGTTCTAACTTCAGAATTAGATAGTTGTGTGTTAGTGTCAGTTGATGCTATTGTTATTACACCACCAGATTCTGATAAAGTAATATTACTTCCTTTTTTAAATCTTAATGTTTCTGATGCACCTAATGTTTCATTAGCACTATCATCTCCATTTGTATCTACTTCTACTGTTCTAAAAGTATTTGTATCTGTTACAGTTTCTGTTGCAGTCGCTATTCCAGTTACGTGACCGTTACTATCTAGTGTTATATCTTGTATGTAAGTTCTACCACTATTATTAGATGATGAAGCTGCTGATATGGTAGGGTGTGCAGTTAAAAATCCTGAACTAGTATTATCATAGTTAGATAAATCATTATCTACAACAAAATCTATAGTGCCGTCTGCGTCTTGATAGTCTACTGTAATACGTGTTTCTGTATTTCCAGTAAGCATACCACCTACAATATCTTGTACTTGTTCTGTGGTCAGTGGTGTTTTAGAATCTAATTGTGTTTGTATATTAGAAGTAACTCCGTCTAAATAATCAAATTCAGTAGCTGTAACACCAGTAGCTCTTAAATCTTTAGCATAATTTAAATCATTAACATCTCCAGTGTATCCGTCTAATACATTAATCTCAGCTGCTGTAGCAGTAATAGCAGTACCAGCGTACTGTAATGTCCCTGCTCCTGTAATATTAACAGCTGCTGAACTAAGTTGTAGTACACTAGCTGTACCTTCTCCGTCTTCAACATTTGTCAAACTCCCTGTAATTCCACTATTACTATTTGATACTTGTAATAAATCTTTATATGTATCTGATACTTTTTTACTTGTCAACGTCGCCATATTTACCTCATATTAGCTGGAACAACAGCTCTTGTTCCTGCAGTTTTATCTCTTCTCTTTGCTCCAAATTTTCTTACTAGTTCTTTATATTCGTTCATTAGTGCTTGTGCATTTGCCATTTTGATTTGTGCTAATTGTGGATTGTTTGTAGAAGCAGCTTGGTCCATAAGTGCTTTTGCTTTTACATAACAAATAATAGCAGGGTGAAATACATTATCAATATCTATTTCTGCTGTCATATCAGTATATTCATCAGGTTCTGCATAGTAAGATATAAGCATACCGTTTTCTACATAGTCACTTCCACTACCTATAATAGGTGCTTTATACATAGATGTTTGAGTATTCCTAGTACCACCGTCTCCTTCTATAGTAGCTATAGCTATCTTGTCTCCTTCTATCCACCATACAAAAGTAGAGTCAGGATTTTTAAATGTACTTGTTACTGCTGCCATAATTACTCCGTATCTGTAAGATTAATTTCTTGTTGTAGTAATCTTGGTATTCTAATGTATTCACCTTCATCTGTTAAGATACTACATCTAAATACTTTGTTTACTGTTATTGCTCTATCGTCTGCTAAACCATACCACATTTGATTATTATTCAAATTAGCTTTAGCATATTCAGTTTTTAAATCAAACTGTCCTAAATCAATTAATGCTTCATTAATTAAACTTTTTACATAGTTTTCTGATATATCAGGTACTGCTTGTAGTACTCTTGAGTATATTTTTTTACCATTAAATTCTATAGCCGCCACTATAAATCCTCCCAATTACTATTAATATCTTGCCAAAAAACATTACCGTCGTTCCAAAATTGAAACTGTTCTAATACTTCTGCCCATATAGTAGACGGTGCAATAACAGCTTCAGTCCAAGAAGTACTAGGTTGTATAGCTTGTTCTGTCCAGTTTGTTTTTACGCTCATCTTCTATCTGGTAAATCTTTTTCTACATATAACTTATCAATACCTAAAACTTGTAAAGCTTCTTTATATTGTGCGTCAACTAATCTATATTGACCAATCAAAGATGCTACTAGTTCTGGGTCTTCATCTACGTTAGCATTACTTACTAATCTTTCTAAACCATTTCTTGCTGCATATAATACAATAACTGATTCAGCTTCTTGTGGCAAATCCTCTATACTTCCAGGACTAGCGTCATACGCTACAGTAATACTAGTATCTATATATATTACTCTACTATCTAAACTTGCAGCACTAGCAGGAAAAGTCTCTATTAGATGATTGTGTAATATGTATGCAGGGTCACTTGTTGTTGCTGCTTCCATATAATCAGTGTCAAGTACTTTACCTATAAACGCAGGACTTAATTCTCTACAAGGCATAAATCTATTACTATTAGCAGCATCTTTTCTTAATACTTGATGTATACGTTTACCTTTACTAGTAGTAGAATTAGTAAAATCTAATTCTTCTGTAACTCTTTCTAACTTATCTAGTGGTAAATTATCGAGCACCATACGAGCACCGTCAGTTAGCCACTGAGTAAGTGCAGTATTATCACTCAAACTTCCTGTTAAGTCTTCTACTTGTGTTCCAAATGTTGCCATTATTTATCCTTAAATAGTTTATCTACCGCTCTATGCGGGTCATTTTTTTCTTTCGTTCTTTTAATATGGTCTCCCATACTTATTTCCCCAAAATTAATTAGGTCTTTTCTAATAGCAGTTGCCATAGGTGTATCTCTTACAACAAATTGAGTGCTCCACCTTGGAGGGTGTGCTCTCTTACCACAAGCTCTACAATTAAAATGACCTTCTGGATTTGGTGTATTACAATGCTGACATTTCATATTATGTATAAACAATAATATATGCTGCTCTAGTTCTATCTAGTTTTACTACATCTGTAGAAACAATAGTATTACTAGATAAAGTACGTATAAAGTCTTGTATGTCTTTAGCTTGACTTCCACTTACTGAAGCTGCTTTATCACTTATATCACTAATTATAATTTTTACATTAGCTGAACTATAATCTGCCATTTTTATCTCCTATTAATTAAAAATTCTTTTAAGCTTTCGGGGTGCAATTAAGCACCCCCAGTAGCTTATACTGCTGTTTAGTTATCTGCAAAAGCTGGTGCAGTTGTTGAAACAACTTGACCGTTTACATACCAAACAGTTCCGTCACAAATGAATCTAACCATTGTGCCTGCAGCAGGTAAATTAATTTGTAATTTACTGTTGCTGTTTGCATCAGATTCAACAAGAGCAATATTGTCTCCTGAAGCATCTGAGTCTAAATGAACTACTCCACCGATAAAGTAGTTAGAGTTTGAACCAGAATCGATAATCATATCGTGTCCGTCAGCGTCAGTACCTCCGTACCAAAACTCAAAGTTCAAACCTAGCTCTTCAGCTGGTAAAGTGATTGTTCTATCTGCTGAATTATCTACTACGATAATTGCTTTACCTGAATCATTTGCAGATAAAGTAACATCTGCGTCAGGTAATTTGCGAAAACCTAATGGTAATCCACCATAATTTCCGCTGTTCTTTTCTAGTACATTTGCTTTAGCCATTTTATAATCCCTCCACGTTAATCAAATAGTGAGATTCTGGTAAACATACTTCAAGACCTGCTTCGGTAATAATCATATCCTTACGTAAGTCTTCGTCTGCATTTTGTACATTTTCGATAACTTCAGTATCTCTATTTTTACCATTACCTACAAGTGGTCTGTAGTATACTTTACTCATATCAGCCATAAGCATTAACCCAGAAGAGTGTCCTCTAAATAGAGGCTCTTTTACTAGGTAAACAGAACCGTGTACAGTATCAATAGACATAAGTTTATGCCCGAACGCACCTGATAGTTCGTTCATATTGATTCTGTATTGTGAGCTGTCTGTGCTTAGTTCTGAGAAAGAGTTACCACCCATTTTGTTGAAGTAAGAAATAACTGGTAAAGAAGCTAATGCTAATCTTTCGTTACTTCCACCTCTTGCTGGGTCAAACAACACTTCAAAGTCATCTAGTAAAGCATCATAAGTAAGCTCAGTAGTTGCATAAGTAGAGAAATATGATTTACCTGAATTATAAGATAAACTTGCACTACTTCTGTCTACAACTGTGCTACCTTTAATGATACTACCAACTAGACCTTCTGAGTATTGAATACCTCCAACTCTAGCTTTTTGATTAAAAAGCATAGCTCTTTCAATGTCGATTTTGTGCTCTCTCATTTTTTGAGCTAACACTCTTTCAAACTCATTTGCTACGCCTCTCATATTTGTTGCCATAGCTGTATTTGTAATTTCAGCTGCAGTCTTAAAGATTTGGGTATACCCATATCCGTCATCAAAGCTGTCTGAGAATACGTCTGGTGAACCAGTACCTTCTGCGTATGCAGAACCGATTATCTGACATCTGTCTTGTGCTGCGATTTCATCTGAACCTGAAGCTGCTGCTACAGATACTACTTTAGCTGTAAAAGATGTGTTATCACCGTTATCTACTGGTGCGTCTTCAACTCTTACGATTGCGTTTCCGTATGCTGCTGCAGTTTTAACTGCAATAACCATACCTTTAATTAAGAAATCAACTGATGCTGCTGTTGAGTCTAATGTTTCAACGTCCATTGTAAAAGTTTGACCTGCTGTCAAACTTGATACAGTGCTGAAACCAGTCTTAACTTGAAACTCTCTACTTGTGTAATCGATTTTTGTTCTGTCTTCTAAGTATCTGAACAATGAATCGTCAGTAGGTAGTTTAGCTGTTTGACTAAGATAGACGAAAAACGGTGATTCTTCTGGTGCTAATTCTGCAATTCTATCACCGAAGTTATATCTACGTCTTTGGTCTGGTCTTTGTCCGTAATCAGCAGCACTTACAGCTGTATTAAACGGTGCACTTGTCACGTTTAATTGTCCTTGTGTAATTGCCATTTTAAATTCCTCCTAAAGAATTTTATTTTTTAATATTACTTCCAATGCTTCGAGTATTACCAAATGCTAAAATTCTGTTGAAATAATCTTCTTGCTTATCTGGTTTACGTGGCTCACCGCCTTGTATTACACCAGCAGACTTAGGTTTTGCCTGAGTCTGTTTTACGCTTTCTACATTATCTGCAACTTTAGCTCCTGATTTACCTCGCCAAACTTGGAACAAAGTATCTAAAGGAAGATTCTCTTTGGGTTGTGTAACAAAATCTACAAAGTCTGATGCTTCTGCATTACTTAATTTGTAATCATTTTGCACCTGAAAAGATAGACTGTCACGTTGACGTTGTTGCTCTAGTCTTTTCATATAGCCTTGTACTTTTGTATCTACTGCTCTATCAAATTCTTTCTGTCTCATTTTATATGATTCAGAATTAGGATTTGTAAAAGCTTCCCAAGGATTAAAGTCTTCCTGTTTCATACTCACTTGTTCTCCGTCTTGTCCCTTATCCCCTGTTAAGTGGTTTCTAACAACATCAACCAACTCAGGATTATCCTGAAATAGCTTTGCTACTGGTCTTAGTTTGCCTAACTCAGCCTGAGCTTTATCATACATAGACTGGAATTTACGCACTTCATCTGCGTCAGAACTCGAATCTTCAATGATTTCAGGCTCACTTAAACTATTATTTTCAGAAGTTTCAGAACCTTCTAAAGTTTCTTCTTGTATTTTTTCTTGCACATCTGCCATAGTAACTCCTTCCAGATATTCTAATTCTCTTCTGCACCACTATCACTAAGCATACTGCTCAAATCAAATGTTGCTAAATCAGACTGTACCTGTTCTTCTTGTTTACGTTTCATCTTTTCTGCGTCTACTTTTAACTGCGAATTTATATTAGACCTGCTTTCATTAAGTTTCGATTTGAACTTCTCAACTTCCACACGTTTTCTATCTGATATAGATTCTCTATTAGCAGTTTGTAAATCTCCAGACAATTCTTTAACTTGGTTTTGTAACTGTTGTATAATGTTTTGAAGTTGTTGTACTTCACCTGTACGTTTAAGTACTCCTTCTTTATCATATATTTCTGTCTTTTTAAGAGCTTCGACTTTATCAATTAAACCAAGTTGATATGCTTCCATATACATTTGATATTCAGCATACTTGTTTGAAGGCATAGTAGAACCTGCTACTATTCTAACATCAAACTGTCCTGATGTAATATCATTTTTAATTTTCATAAGTTCTTTACTCTTATCATCATATAGACGATTATTGACAGTAAACTCAGTTATATCATTATTAGGTTGTACTATTCTAAAACTCTTTTCAAAAGTGTAATGACCTTTTGACATTTGATATAATACTTTACCTAATTGTTGTAGAGACATTTCTATATCTCTTAATTTACTAGCACCTCTACCTTCACCCATTTGAGCAAGTAACATAGTACCACGTACACTATCTGCAGCACCAGATTTAAAACCTTGTAATAGTTCTGGTACTCCAAAGTTTAAATCTATATATCTTTCTACTTGATTAATCAAAGCATAAAACTCTCCAGATAATGGTTGTGGTTGTGCTAAATGCGGTTCTCCATAAGTTGGGTCATATTCAATCACTGCATTTGGATTAGCCCAATCTTTTTCTATTTGAGATAAATCTTCTACACTTCCTTGTGGTATCATAAGTTTTAAACCAGCTGCAGTTTGAGCGTGAGCTAATGCAAGACTAAATAGTTTATTTAAAAGTCTTTGCATATCTTTTACTTTATTTACATCTGATTTAGGGTATGGTGTATTAGTCCATATATTAGGTATAGGTATAATAGGATATGTATCTGTATCTAATATAGTTTCATACAACAATACTTGACCAATAGAAGCTGTAACTTTAATTCTTGTTTGTGGTATTTCTACGTATGTATATAAGTTAGAGTTAAATTTTTCTGCATTATTTTCCATAAAAATAGCAAATGTAGAAGCGTTCATAATAACTTCTTTTTCTTCTATAGTATCTGCTACTCTAAAAAATGGTACTCTTACTTTACTAAAACGTTCTAATATTCTATATCTTTGTGTAATAGATATATCATAGTTTTTAGAATCTACTTCAGCTGGTGTATATACTGTATTAGTATTTTTGTTTTGTGAATTAGGATAATCATCATAAACATCTTGCTGACTAAAAGTTTCTATATCATCTATAAATGGAACTATATCTGGATATAAATTCAATAATTGTTCTTTAGTAATAATAGTAGATAATATTATGCTGGCAGCATCTTTAAAATATCTGTCTCTAGAAGCAGGGTCTACATATACCCTAAATGGATTTAAATGCGTAAACATTACTTCTCCTCTTCCATAGTCAGCTTCTGGTTCTATATACGCATAAAAATATCCTAGCCCAGTAGTTGCGTAATCGTGAACCGCTTGTTTGAAATGATGCTGCCCGTCTGATATGTCGAATATATATTCTAACAAAGTTTTCCAAACACTAGCTAATTTAGTATCTGAATCTTCACGTGCTGTAATCCCATACTGTACAGGTCTAGATGTAATTAAAGATTTTAATTTATCTATCGCTGCATATATTCTATCTATCGTAAAATCTGCTTGACCTATAGATTGTAATACTTCTGATTCTTCTGCAGTAAAATGATTACCAAGAGTAAAGTCTATTGCTTCTCTAGCATTTACGTCCCAGTCTTTTCTAGCATCTGCGTACTTACGAAATATTTCTCTATTAATTCTGGCTTTGTCGTCTTCTTTAATTGCCACGGAAATCTCTTCTTCTTGCTCTAGCGTCTCTTTTAGCTTTTTGTAGTTGCATAGTTTCTCTACTTAAAAAATCTATATTAGTACCTTGCTGTCTATTTAAAGTATCTATTTGTTGATTAGCATAATCTATATTAAATCTTTTAGATACATCTGCAATTTTTTGTTTTATTTTTTTCTTAGCTTTTTTAGCTAATCCCATTTTGTCTTGATACATAGTTTCTCCTAAACTAAATATGGTTTTAAAAACTCTTTATAAAACTCTTTGTTTCTACCAAGAGGTTTTCTTTCACCATTAGGGTCACGATAAACCCTTTCATATTCTTTAAAGCCTGGTCTACCTTTGTCATCTGCTACAGCACCTTCAACATTTCCTGATGCTAAACATCTAACAGTAGTTGGGAACTTTTTTAAACTTCCAACGTTAAAGACATAATCTGCTAACGCAAATTGTAATCTTAAATCAATACCTTCCCAATCTATATTTTTTTGCTCACAAAATTTTTGAGCACCTCTATAAGATTTTACTGCTTCTTCTTCTAGAAGAGTTTCGACTTCCGTTGTAGAAAGTCCAGTTTTTTCTAAAGTATTTTGTTCCTCTAGAGTTTTAATTTTATATCCATAACCAATAGTTTTCAATCCACCTTCAGGTGAATCGTATGGATAAAACTTATCCCCTACTTTGTTTGCGTACCCTTCTACCCTTTTTAAGTAGTCAATGTATTCTGTTATACTATACATAGCCCTGAAAAAGTTACTACCTTTTATTACCCGAAGTCTCATATTTTTAATCCTGTTACCCAATTTATTTGTCTACGTGCTGATGATACAAAATCATCTGGTCTAGATTCGTCATATAATTCCATAGATTTACTTCTTGGTGGTTTAGCAAAAAAGTCTGCATAATATAATCCGTCAAGCAAATCGTCGTGTCTTCCTTTTGGAAACTGAAACAATTCATCTACTAATTCTGTATGTTCTTTACGTACAAAAAGTTTCTTACTATTTACTATACTACCTAAAGACATTTCTAATCTATCTTCTTTTTTAATTCCGTGTGGTGGGCGTACACCTTTATTAATACCTGGTAGTAGTCTTCTTTCTGATGTTGCTATTCTTTCTACCATATCTCTTACCATTTCTTGAGCACCTACTGTTTCTACAGCAACTCTTTTAATTGGTACATATTTTTTAGCAAACTCCATAATTTTTTTAGGCATATCAAAAGCTGGTATCTTATCGTGAAAGTAATCAATAACATATCTATTCTTATGTGCATCTATACCCATAACCATAATTACTTGATAGTCAGATGATTTCGTAGCAGTATGAGCTAAGTCAACTCCCATATAAACATTTATTGGTATTATCTGTGTATCATTTCTTAAACAAGCAAACCCATTGTTATTTATAAATTCGTAATTATGATTTTGTATTTTATCCATTTGAAACGTAGCACTAGCTACATCTCTAGCATCATTTAAATATTCTTGTGCAAACTTATCTATCTTACCTGCTTCTATAAACTCTC